GGAAATCGAAAGCGTCCGTCGTGTTCTCGGCGTTGGTCTCTTTCGTTTGGTTCTCGTCAGGCATTGTCGGTTTTCCTCTTGAGGGGTATGGTTCTCAGGGTCTCGATCATTCGTCCAACCCAGCCCGGCTTGGCCTGGGCCGTGCAGGCCGATGCCATGTGATCCATCCCGCCCGGGTGCCACATACCGGAGAGAATCAGGATCTCCATAATGCAGCGGCGCTTCTGGACGTGCTCGGGCTTCTCCAGGATCGGATCGAAGAAGTGCCATCGCCGCATGAGTTCGGCAAGCACCTTCTGGCCGGACGGGCTCGCGAACGTGGCACGAAACAGCGCCAGCGTCTCTTCGGCGCTTAGTCGGCCTGCCTCGAAGTAGCGACGCTCCACAAACGCCTCGTTGGCGTTCAGGCTCTCGTCTTGGCTTCGTCGTCGTTCCATTTCTTGGTATTCCTCACGAACGGCTTGTTCATGTAGCCGGCGATGAAGACCTTGGGCCACGGGTCATCGACGGTCAGGCCCATTTCCTTGCTCAACTGCTCGGCCTTCTTGGCGTCCTCGGGGTGGAGGTTCTTGCGGAGACCGCCGGTGCGCTTGACGTAGCGGCAGCGTTCGCGGCAGAGCTTGACGTAGGCTTTGTCCTGGGTCTCCTTGTACTCCTGACCGGGCCGCAGTTCGTCCGGCGGGGCTACGTGGGCTTCGGTGGGTCTCGTGTCCGGGGTCAGTGAAGGGGCCGACGGATCGCTCTCGAGGTCCTTCATCCGGGGGGCGTTCTTATTCGCCATTGTCTACGTCCTTTCCACTTTTTCGGCCTGAGCCGTCTGTTGAAACGTGCCGGCCAGATCCTTCATCATGGCGGCTTGTTCCTGCATCTGCTGTCGCTGGTTCAATGCGTCGAGAGCCTGCTTGAATTCCTCTTTGTCACGTAGGTCGTTTTCGGTCCAGTTGTACGCCTGGAGTGCGTTGCGCATCACCGAATCCGCCTTGCCGATCAACGGGGCTTCCGGCCAGATCTCCATCGCGGCACCCAGCAGAGCCAATCCATCCATGTATCGGCGGTTCTGGGCCATCTCCGTTTCGATAACGCTCAGGGCGCCGTTGTAGGTCGCCTCCAGGGAGGCCAGGGGACGCTGGCGGGTGAAGGCGTTGTAGTTCTCTTCCGTGAACGGCAGGCCCATGCGCTCCAGCGACACTTCCGCTCGCTCGCGGACCCATGCTACCAACTCTTCGGGCTCGGGGATAGTATCGCCGCTGAGGTTCGGTTCCTCCCGAATCATGACGTCCACGCCAGGGTCGAGCACGTCGCGCTTGTAGCTGCCGACCTCGGGACCGAGCAGGGTGGCCTTCTCGGACTCCAGTTTGCGGATATGGTATGCCGTGGGCGGGTTGCCCTCCATGCGACTGAGGATCTCGAAATAGTGCACGCTGTACCAGCGGTCAATGTTGTAGCGGATGCGGTCCCGCTCGTTGTCGCCTGCCGGGTACTGGCCGATCTTAGCGATCTGTTCGACGATGTCCTCGGGTCGCTCGATCCAGGTGACGCCGCCGTAGTCGACGTCGAAATCGCGCGATCCCCGTAGCCTGCTGGATGCCTTCATGGGCGGATCGGCGGCCACCCTAGCGGCGCGAACCAGCGTCTCGGTGAGCGTGTTGTTGGTCAGGGAGTCCACGTATGCGTACATGCTCGGCGTTGCGGGATAGTCCCACCCGGGCGGAACGCGCGTACCCCAACTGATGACGCCATAGTCCAGCGTGTCCTGGTGGATGATGCGTTTGGCCGCCTCATCGAGGTAGACGTTCGCCCACCGTCTGGCGTTGACGTCGCCGCTGAGGCTGTCGTATTCGGGATTCTCGAAGATCAGGTGGCTGATGGTCTTACTGGCGAACGGGTTGGACTCCATGTCCTTCCGCCAGTCGGCGGGGAGCTTGTCCTTGCCGAAGTCCTTGGCCCAGGACGCAAGCGTCTGGTCGAGGCGGCGCATGAACCACATGACCTTACCCATGCCATCCCGTGCCACCCAGACCTTCCACGGGTCGCAGAGCACGAATTCCACCGCTCCGGCGTGGTAGTCGATGGTCGGGATCAGGTATCCGCCGATCGTTCCTGCGTGGCGGGCGAGATCGACCTGGACAGCGCGGAAGTTACTCCGCCTGGCAGCCCAGAACACGCTCTCGCTCTTCTTCTGGCAATACTCCCGGATCTGCTTTGATTCGGCGAGTTGCCGCACGTTGATACGCATGTTGAGCCACTGGGTATCCTCGTACACCATATTGCCGGGAATTCCCTTGCTCCAGGAATCGAGGCCGATCATCGAATACCCGTCCGAGAGGTCGCGTCCGAACGCCAGACCCTTGCTCACGCCGTCCTTGCGCAGCTCTGGGGCGGCGAACTCGCACACGTCCTGCATCAGGGGCTCGTAGGGCTCCCGCACGGTCCGCAGGAACGACGCGAGCTTGATCAGGCTCTCGATATACGCCTTGCTCTGTTGGGTCTCGGGTTGGGTGGCGGTCTCAGGCATTACGCCCGTCTCCTGATCCTGTGTCCGTTCTCGTCGCGCCCGAGTGGGTCGCGGCGTGTGGGTCGGGTGTTGCCCTGGCGGTGCCACCCCGCCACGACTCGGCTGTCGCCCACGTACTCGCCACCGATGGTGCCGAAGCGGTACTGCACGGCCAGGTGGCGCAGGGCGTCCATCATGTGCCGGTGCCAGGTCTGAGCGGGTTGATTGTGGTAGGCCGGGTGGTCTGCCGTGCTGAGGGTTTCATTCTTGCGCTTCCCGTAGCCGACAGCCGCCTCCAGGAAGGTGGCAGCGCCGCTCTCGTCGATGTCCAGCAGGGGCCAGATCATCCGCACCGCCTGGATTCCCTCGTCGAAGCTGATGGCAGGGACGGCAGCGAAGTTGAAGCCCAAGCCCCTGAGCACGTCCTTGATCGTGGTCCCGCTGGTGCCAAAGCTCTTGCGATTGCTGCCGTCGAGGTCCGGTCCCGCGTAGTGCTCTGAGCCCCACACGTACGGCATTGCCTGCATGGATCGAGCACACCCCAGCGCCCCCTGTCCATCGACAGGGATCGTGCCTCCGTGGCTGTTGGCGTCCCCTGCGTTGTCCCAATAATCGTTGATCACCCTGAGACGCCCGCGAACAAGTTGGATGTCGAGACAGGCCGTCCAGACGTCGCCGAAGTCAGAAAAGCGGTACACCGGGAAGGCGGGATCGTAAGGGTAGTGACCGACACGCTGCTCTCTGCGTGCCTGAGCGTACTCGGCGCCGTAGTACGTACCCTCTTTGGTCGTTGGGAATGCCCCCCGAACGCGAATGAGCCAGCCATCCGAGCCCTTGCGGTACTTGGTCAGGATGCGCTCCTCGAAGTCTCTGCCCGCGACGCCCGGAATGACCTCTCGGCCCTCTTGGTAGTTGGGGGTATCGAGGACGCTGACCGGCACTACATGCCACCCCTCGTCGCTCTCGTAAGGCTCTGACGACCGCTCCAAGTGCTCCAGGCGTCCATCCAGGCGGCAGGCAGCGGCAAACTCGCTCTCGGGGTCCGTGGGATTGCCGATGGCCAGCACCTTGCACCGCTCGTTGACAATCAGACCCTCCATCACCGTGCGCCAGATCTGGGGCATGATGCCGCAGGCCTCGTCGAGGATCACCAGGAGGTGCTTGTTGTGCCATCCCTGCATTTTCGTGGCGTGCTCGGTCGCGCTGTCGGGCGACGTGCTGAATCCTATCGCGAAATCCTTCGCCCATCCCTCCCGCTCAGACGCCGGCAAGGACCGTAGGTCGGCCTCAGACAGCCTCATGTCCCATTGCAGGCCCGTCAACTTGCCTCCCAGCGGTATCCTTGCCCCCTGGTACGCTGAGGCGATCTCTCGCCAGAGTTGGTTGCGCACCTGGTTATCGCTCGGGGCCGTGGTGATGATTGTGGAGGGGCGGAAACAAGCTTTGTACCAGCACACCAGACGCCCCGCCAGCCAGGTCTTAGAGACGCTGTGACCGGCAGGGACCGCCGTAAGCTGGTGCGTAGCTACGCTCTCGGCGATCGCGCGAGGCTTGGCCCACAGACTGTCATCCGGGACGCCCAGAACCCCACAGACAAACCGAGACGGATCGGACTGACACGCTACCAGCGCATCCCCGATGTCCGCCGCTGTCGGCTCAGTTGCGGTCGGTGTCGTCATCGCTGCACCCAGCCAGCACGCGGCTACGAGCCACACGCAAAGCCACCGCTGCATCATTGAGCGTGATACTGCCACCGTGCTCGATCTCCTGTTTGTCGCTCTGCTCAAGGTGTTGTTTGCCCCACCAGATACGCTCTGTCACCGCTCCTTTGCCTCGCGTCAGAGAGCCCTGATACTGCGCCACCATGACCTTGGCTTTGCCCTCCGCGCGTTTTTGCCGACATCTCTTTGAGAATTCCGCCTTGAACGTCGCGAGGTCCACGCCCAATCTCTCGGCAATCGTGTAGTCCCGACACTGAGCCTCTGCCATTTCGTCAATCTGCCGCTTTTGCGCTGCCGTGAACTTCTCGGGCGTCTTGGTCCGTGGTGCTCCGCGCTTTGCCACCTCTAAGCCCTCCCTGCGACTGCGAGTCT